TATAACTATATTTTAATTCATACAACATTTATTATTAATACATTTATATAACAAAGGATTATCACATTCAATATCACTATTGCATATTGATCCGCAAATTTGAAAATTTTCAATAAAATTAATCTTATTTATTATAATTATTATTATAATAATAAATAAAAAAATATTAATATAGTTTACTATATTATTTAATTTCATTCTAATAATATGAAATAAAAAAATGATGTTTATCATTAAATAAATTATTCTTTAATGTTTACAATAACAGATGATATTAAGATATGTATTCATAAAAATCAACATGAAACTATAAATGCAATTAAAAATAATGAAGAATATTTCATAACTTCAACAGATTATCATGAATATGATAACCCTTTAAAAAATGAATATGGTCCCATTTGCATTTCAAATATAGTATTATTTATTAATTACATTAAAGAAATTAAAAAAAAAACTAATAAAATAATCATTTATTATGTTTATAATTCAAAAAATAATTACGATTTATTAAATGCCACATTTTTATTTGGTTGTTATTTAATTTTAGTTGAAAATTATAGTGTTGATAGTTTACTATTTAATTTTTGCAATATATTTAATTATTGCCCACAATATTATATAGGTTGTGTATCAAGATACAATGGATATATTATTACAATTAAAGACTGTTTTAAAACAATTAATTTTCTACATGTTAATAAATTATTAAATATAGAATTATTTAACTTAGAAGAATATCTATATTATTCTAACTATGAATATCGCGATATGACAATGATTTTTAATAAATTTATGGCAATGTCCTGTCCAAGCAACTATAATATTAATCATATAATTACTGATTTAAAAAATAAAAATATTAAAAATGTAATTAGATTAAATGATAATAAATCATATAATAAAGACTTTTTAACAGAACATAATATTACTCTTCACGATTTATATTTTGATGATATGACAGTTCCTTCTATTTCAATAGTAAAAAATTTTATGAATATTGTTAATAATTTAGATAATGATGAAATTGTGGCTGTGCATTGTAAAGCAGGTATTGGTAGAACAGCGATACTAATTTGTATTTGGTTAATTATAAAATTAAATTTTAAACCGAAACATGCAATTATTTATATTAGACTTTTTAGACCAGGTTGTATTATGTATCACCAAGGAATATTTCTAGAATCTATTAATTATTTTAGACATTTGATATAATTAAACTAGATGATTTAAAATTATTTTTATAATCTAATAAATTATTACATGATTTAGAAAAATATTTTGTATTATTGAGTGTATTTGTATTATAATTATCACTATTTTGTTTAATTTGTTTTTTAGTTTTTAATAAAGTAATAAATTTTTTTATATTAATAATATATCTTTCATCTTTATTATTCATGGTTAATTATTGAAAATAAAATATTATTCATTTTTTATATATAGATCCTACAATATTTTCTAATTTATCATTTCTACATTTTTTATGACCAATTATAAACTTAAAAAAACTAAAAGTTTCATTACGTTTATTTAACTCCTTTTTTTTCAAATAAGCGTAATTTATTACACCAATAATTGTAATTACGCCTGTTATTATTAATAAATATTTATTTATTTTTGTTAATTTATCTATATCTTTTTGTTTCTTATTTTCTTTTAAATATTTAATTCTATAACTTATTATATACATAACTAAAAACATTGAAACTATTAATAAAGTAACATACATATGTGTTCTTGTAGATAATATAAACCATGCATATAATCCAAATGTTAAACCTAAAGCATTTATATAAACATTTTCATGATTTAAATCTATTCCTGATAAAATTACTAAAAATCCAAATGTTACTATACCAATAATATGTTTTAATAACATACTGTTAGATAATAATTCTCTAAATTTACAACTAAATAATTCTCCAATATAATTTGAAGATATTAGCAAATATATTGCAAAAAATGCTTCATATGGTATTACATTTAACATTTTTTTTACTTATCTATATTATATAAATATTAATCTATATAATATAATTACAATGATTAAATATTTATTTCATTTATCAGATATTCATATCAGAAATGGTGATAATTTTTATAGTAGATATGATGAATATAATTCGGTATTTGAAAATTTATTTAATAATATTAAAAATAAATTTATTAAACTTAATATTAATTATGACGAAGCATTAATAATAATTACAGGTGATATATTTCATAATAAAAATAACATTGGAAATTATGGATTAATGTTATTTAAAATATTAATTAAAAATTTAACTACAATTGCAAAAACAATTATATTAGAAGGAAATCATGACAGTATTCAACATGAATTAAATCAACCCTCTCTTGTTACATCTACTTTTGAAATTGATAATCTAATTATTTTACAAGAATCAAAATCATTTATAATTGATGATATCGGATTTTCATATGTTAATATACGCGATACTTTAGATAATTGCTCTTCTTCTGGAAGAAAAAAAAATTTAAAACCATTTCCATCTATTAATGATAAAAATGTTAAATATAATATAGCTTTGTTTCATGGAACATTTGCTAGTATAAAATTATATAATGGCACTAATGTATCTACTGAACATAATCCTTATCCTTTTGAATGGATTGAGCATTTCGATTTAGCATTATTAGGAGACATACATTTAAGACAAACTGGATATTATAAAAACAAATTATTATGGGGCTATTCTGGTTCTTTAATTCAACAAAATTTTGGTGAAGATATTGTTGACCATGGATATATTATTTGGGATTTAGAAAATAAGGTTACTAAAAATGTTAATGTTTATAATAATATTGGTAAAATAGTTTTAAAAGAAATTAATGATAGTATTTATTTTAGAAAAACAAATAAATTTTACGACCTAGATAATTATATTAGTAGTAATTTAAAGTATTTTCCAAAACAACTTGAAATTAAATGTTTATCAAATATTAACAATAATAATTTACATAATTTATTAACAAAATATGAAATTTCATATAAAATAATATCTCAAAATAATTTAACTAAAAATTTACAAAATAATAATTTATCTACAACATTTACTATTAATAATGATACTTTATTAGATTATTTTCATCAACATTTAGATACTAAACAATATTTATTACTTTCGCAAATTATTAAAAATTATGATACATTGCTATTTGATAATAAAGATTTTCCTAATGAATTACATGATGAATGCTGTAAAAAAAATAAAGAATTAAATTTGTTAATAAATAATTGTTTGTTAAGTTATGACGAAAAAAAAATAAATAAATCATTTACCATATCTTATTTAGAATGGGATAATTTGTACTGTTATGAAAGTGATAATTGGATTGATTTTTCAAATTTATCATCTTCAACATTTATTATTTCTGGTAAAAATGGGTCTGGTAAGTCAGCAATTTATGACATACTTGCAATTGCTGTATGGGGTGATATTACTATTGCTAAACAAAATGATATTTCTTCAGGTATTATTAATTATAATAGCGATAATGCTTACACAATTATTAATTTAGTAAAAGATGATATTTGTTATCAAATTAAAAGAACTTATTTTAGAAAAAAAGAAAATAATTTTTCTATTAAAATTAACACTTTTTTATATAAAAATAAAATTTTAATTAAAAAAGATTCTGCCGCGAAAGAAGAAATATTAAAATTATTTGGCACATTAAATAATTTTTTATCATCATCAATGATAACGCAAAATATCGATAATAATATATTAAAAATAAGTTATAAAGAATGTATACAAATTATTGATGATGCTTCAAATATAAACTACTTATATAATTTGTTTAATTTATTAAAAAATACATTAAATAAATATAAAGACTTTAATAAAATTGTTATTTCTAAAAAAAATGTATATCATAGTCTTATTAACACAAATAAAAATTATTTAAATTTAATTAACGAAAATAAAGAAAAATTAATTAAAAAAAAAGAAGAAAAAATAAATTTAGCAAAACAACTTAAAAATGTCACTATAAATTATGATAATATTGATTTAAATATTGATTATGAAAATATTATTTTATCATTAAGTAATATAAATAAAAATATTAATTATGATGAATTTAATGAATTAGAATTTTTCTTTAAAAAGATTGATTATAATTATGAAAAAATATTAGAAAATTCAACTAAATATTCTGAAAATCTTATTATAAATTTAGATTTAAATTATGAGATAATTGATACTGAATATGTGTTTCTAAAAGACTATTTAAATTTTACAGACTATTATAACTTATCTTTACAAGAATTACAAAAATTGTTAAATGATAATAATCAAACATTAAAAAATTTAAATGAAATATTAATTACTTTAGATAATTCTAAACCATCTATCGTAGATAATATAGATTTTGATATGGATTGTATTAATAAAAATATAACTACTTTATTTGATACAAATGAAAATTTTATTAACTTTTATAATAATAATGATAAATATAATTATGATAATGAAATAAACTTAACAGAAAATTTACACTATAATATGTATTATAATAATCTAAATAAAATTAAATCTATTAATAAAAGACTTTTAAATTATAATAATAAAATTCGTGCTATTGAAGATAATATTAATAATTTAATATTAGATTTAACTACTCCTTTAAATTCTCCTAATATTCCAATTAAATTTAAAACAAGTAAATCTACTAAAAAATATATAGAAACTTATTTTAATAATATTGAAATGATAATTAATTTTAATAAAGAAAATGCAGATATGTATAATGACTATTTAAATTATAATGAAAATGTTGAAAAACTTAAAAAATATAATATATGTGATTATGAATATGATGAAAATTGTATTTATTGTAATAAACGCCCATGGGTAATTGAAATTAATTTAATTAAAAATAACTTAAAGAAATTGGAAGAAATTATTGATTTTTCTTTAATTAAAATATATATTAAAAACTTGAAAATAATTGATAAATACAATTTACATAATAATTGGTTAAAATATTATTTATATATTGAAAGAAAAAATAGTATTAATATTAATTTAAAAAGTAAAGAAACATTCAAAGTTTTAATTGAAAATGATAATATAGAATTAAACAAAATAACTAATTTTAATAATGAATTTTTAAATATTACTTTTAATCTATATCAAAAATATACTATTTATAATAATTATATTAAATATATTAAGTGGAAAGAATCTTATAATGATATTAATAATAAAATTATAGTATTAACTAAAGAAATTGATAATATTAATAAGCATATTTATTTCTATGAACATGTTAAAAAAAGATTAGATATATATTATGAAACACGTAAACACTATGATAATCTTATTATTTATAATTCATTTAAATATATTAAATATAAAACGGAAATTGAAAATTATAAAAAATATATAGATTTAGTTAATAAAAATAATTATAAAAATAATTATTTAATTAATAAACAAATTAATATTATAGATAATGATATCATAGAACTTAATAATACTATATCAAAGTTAGAAACAGAATATCAATATGTTAATACAAATTTAGCTTTTTATAATAAATTACTTAATACTGAAAATAATATTAATGATAAATTATCTGTTATACAAATAATAATAGATAAATTTAAAGATTATAAAAAATGGTTATATAATAATTTTATTTTAAAAAATATTGTAACCAATGCTAATAATTATATTAAATTATTATGTCATGATAACTGCAAACCTTTTATGTTAGATTACTTATTAACAGAAAATAAAGACATTATACATATAAATTGGTTAATTAAAAATGATTCGCAAGAAAATCAATTAATATCGATAAATCAGGCTTCAGGATTTCAAAATTTTGTTATTTCCATGGCTTTAAGACTAAGTTTATATGGTAATAAAAATTGCAATCAATTATTTATTGATGAAGGATTTACGGCATGTGATAAAGATAATTTATCTATAGTTCCTGTTTTTTTAAAAAAACTTTTGCTATTATTTGAAACAGTTATTATTGTATCGCATATAGATATAATTCAAGATAATGTTGAAGATAAAATAACAATTAATTATAATAAAAAAAATAATTCTTCTAATATTAAATATGGTTTAAAACAAGATTAAGATAATTATTTATTAACTGTCTAATATAATTTCATAATAATTAATATTTGTTTGTTTATCATAATTATTTATTTTTTCAAGTTTTTTCATATATATATGACAATAGTCGTCGGTTTCTTTAACCGATTTAGAAGCTTCTTTTAATATATCATAATATGTTGGATTTTTTAATACTTTACTTGTGTATATTTCACCAGAACCATATATATATGGGTCATTAATTAAAATAATATTTTCATATAAATTTGAAAATAAATAATTTTTCATACAATAGTAAACATTTTCGTATAAAATATTATTATTATTTATAACTAATGGTGCTAAAATGTCTTGAACCTTTTTAATTTTATTTTCAGTAAGTATTATTTTATTTTCAATATCTTTTTCTGATATATTTAAAATGTTTTCTATAATATCGTAATTTAATAAATTCATTATCATATAAATATAATATGTGTTTATATACTTAATATGGAAGATATTGAAAATAAATTTGCAAATATTAATTTAAATAAATGTAATTTATGTAAAAATAATAACTTAAATTATATTAATTCTAAGTTTTGTAAATTATGCCAAACTTTTTTAACAAAACATTTTCCAAATTGCGATTGTATTTATTGTAGATAAGATAATTGTAATATAATTTTGAAATTAAAATTAAAAAATCTTAGTTAAAGTAGATAAAATAAGAACAATAACATGTCTTTTATTGGCGGAGGTAACTATACATTAATTGATTCTTTCGATACTTCTTATAACAAATCAGATATATCGAAAAAAATTAATGATAATTTAAATAAATTATTAAAAAACTATAATGTAACTAAAAAAAATAAGGATAAAGAAAAAATACAGTATATTGTTGATTTAATAATAGGTAAAAATATTGAAATTTTTACTTCTATATTAAAAAAAAAATTTGAGCCATATGATAATTACAATTATTTAAATATTAATGTAACTAATTTAAAACAATATAATAATGAAACTATAAATATTATAATAAATTTGTTTAAAGTTTATATTCAAAGACATGTAGGTGTTGTTACAAATAGAGAGGATATTGATACTAAATTTTTTTTAATTAATGAAAAATATAAAAATTTGTTAAATGATGATATATTTTATAAATCATTATTCGATTTTATAATTTATCAAATGGATAGTGATATTAATATAATATTATGTTTTTTAATTGTTTATACATTTACAGAAACTAACTTATTATATAAAAAAGAAGAGAATAGATTTTTCCCAAATTATTATAAAAAATTTATATTTAATACATTTATTAAGCATATCAATAACGAAAAAAAATATCCAATATTCAATAAAGATTATTATAATGAGTTAATTAAAAAACCGGAATCATATATAAATAATTTATATGAATCTGATGATATTAAATTATTTAATATCATTAAGCATCCTGTTTTTTGGAAAAAAAATAATTTTAAAAATGCATCAACGCAACTAACAAAAGAAATGTTGCAAAATGATATTGAAAAAAAAGAAGCTTCCGCTCAAATTACTAATTCTTTACAAAAAGGGGTCGAAATTGGATTATCACCTATGTCACAGGGGCATAGTAGTGCTACTCGTCCCAAAAGTGCTACAACTCACACTAGTCCCATCGGTCCTGGTGGTCCAGTCGGTCCCTCTAGTCGTGGTAGTCCTAAGCGTGCTACTCGTCCCAAAAGTGCTACAACTCACACTAGTCCCATCGGTCCTGGTGGTCCTCCAGATGTTAAAGTTTCTAAATTAGAAGATTCATTATCAGATGTTATTGATGAATTGCCTATACCACAATCAACTGACTTTGGTTCAGATATTGATAATTACAAATCATTAAAAGCACATAGTTTAAAGAGCGACACGGCTAGCACCAGTCATGTTGATATAGATAGCCAGGTAGGTAGTGAAAGTATTAGTTCAATAACTCCAATATTAGATTCTCATGCTAAAGGAAATAATAGTTTAAAAGAAAGAATAGATAACTT